CTTAGGGGGTGAAAAGACACATACTAAGGCATGACCTGCTCCATGGGTGAATCACCCGTTTAGAGAGGTATGACCGTTGTATTTCTAATCACATACTAAAGGTCCTTATGGCGACGCAGATAAATATTCTGTCATCTGACTTTGGAACGATGATTCCCTTAAATGGGTAGTATCAATCCTCGGGCCTTGGAGTTGGAAACTCCCCGCCTTAGATCTTATCTATCCCGGTTACATGTCCGTTAGCCATTAAACATTTTAAATATTTAACATGCGTGCCACATTAGTTCTGTTTCAGAACCCGCGACACATCCTTTTCATGGATATTGACCCAAACCGGGCTCAGGGTTGTTTCGTGGTCTTAGACCCGATAGACCGGAGCCACCTATTGTACTTGTCGGAACGAGCTTATCTTGATTATTCAAGAGTAGCTCTATCCAACGATAGTTCATTAGTGGTCCTAAGTCGTCCTGGAGACGATGTAGCGGGTTTACAGGAGCAACGGCGGTCATCTCAGGGGCCTTCTAGCTCTCCGGATAAAACCGGAAAAGGTTCAAAGGTTGAGAATTCTCGCTCAACTACTGAATCCAAATCTGACATGCATAATCCATCTTACGTCGGCCATCGGAGTCCTTTATTCTATGAAGAATTAGGAGTATCCGAAGTTGCGTTACGTAATGTGTATGGGTTAGATATCGATCGGATAACTACCGAAGATCTGAAAAGCTTCGTTAGAGACTTCCTCGATGTTGATCCTTTGGCTAGAGTTAAAACTCTAGTCCAAAAGGCTACCGGCTGGTTTAGCCGATGGCGTATACCATTAAGTAGCGATCGGGAAACGGGATTACTGGTCGGTTCGGAGAGAAATCTCCTACTCATCCTAAGACATTGGGGATCACTCCTCTTTGTCCGGATGGGGTTCCAACTGTCATCTTTGTCTCTTCGATTTTCTCTATTACAGATCTCGCGACATATTTCTCTTATTGCCCGGTCCCAAGGCACATTATCTGCAATCCTTCGTATGAAGGTTGCTCTTCATGTGATTTGGGGATACCTTGGAGGGCAACGTGTCTTAGACACTCGCCATCTAGGGTTTCCGGTTCAGTTATCACATGGTCTTCCATGTTTTATCCCTTATCGGGTGCGACAAGCAATTCGGGATGGTAACATCCCTACAATTCGCTTTGTCACATCTCTTCTTTACTCTTATCGAGCAATTCAAGCGGAATGGAAAACTCCGTCGTTAGAGACCATTGTTAATCGTCCCTTTACTAAACCAATTAATCATTTCATTGGATCCCTTCCAGCGTTTACACGTTGGATTGAATCCTTTGGGATGAAGGTTCGGTTCCCGGATTTGAATCCAGTTACCTCACCTTTTTCGGTCAAGACAGGGGCAAATTATCATGTGGCTCCTCTTTCGGCGGCAGCGGACCTTAAAGCTTGGATAAGTGTACCTGTGAACCATGTTCTGAATTTTATTCAGAGCACGGGTCAAGTTACTCTGCAGGAAGTTTGGACGGAAATAGTAGAGGAGGTCTCTTTTCGAGATCTTACACTTATCTATAACCGTACTCACTTCCGACTCGGTAAACTGGCTCTTAAACAAGAGGCCGCTGGGAAAACACGTGTCTTTGCGATCACCGATTGGTGGACTCAATGTGCATTGCGTTCTCTCCATGATCACTTGTTTCAGCTGCTCAAATCCCTCCCTACTGATGGGACTTTCGATCAAGATGCTGCAGTAGATACGTTTAGATTGAAGTATGCAAATACTCCTCTCTATTCGTTCGATCTGTCAGCAGCTACTGATAACATTCCAGTAGTGTTGTCTGAGTCCGTCCTTGCCTATTGGCTTGGTCCGGAACAGGCGCGCTTATGGAAGTTATTAATAGTTGATCGGGATTTTGATCTTCCTTTCAAAGTTCCTGGAAAACCAGTCCGTTATGGACGAGGTCAACCTATAGGAACCTTGTCCTCATGGGCTATATTAGCCATTACTCATCACGCACTCGTCCAGCTTGCAGCGATGCAAGTCGGGCTGTATCCTTATGAAGGATACCGTGTGTTGGGTGATGATATTGTAATTTCAGGGACGGAAGTAGCTGAGGCATATCGCTCTCTATGTTCTGAATATGAGATCCCAATTAATCAGAAAGGGTTCATTTCTTTACCGGAAACCGCTGTTCAAGGAAATTCCTTGTTCACGTTTGCGGCTCAGATTTGTTGGGGGAGTCATAACTTGTCTCCCCTTTCCCTTAAAGATGAATTGATGATCAATTCTTTAGGACAAAGAGTGAATGCTCTTGTGAAATTGGTAGCACGTGGTGGATTTATTGATAATATTCCGTCTATCCTTACTTCTATCGTTAGAAGTTCGGTAGGTCGGTTATCATACGCCAGCGGTGCTTTCGTGAAGATGTCAGGAGGAATCATTCCTGATGAATTGAGGGCCCTTGTGGCGGCTCTGCTCTATCCTACGGAAG